ACGTCTTGGTATCGAGCGTGGCTACATACTTGTACTTTTTGGTGATATCTTGGTTGGCCTCATACACTTGCTGGCTGGCTGTGTTCGCCACCTGGTTGATGCTGGTTCTGACCAGCGCCATGATCTGATTGTCTGCGACAGCAGTTGACTGACCACCGGCTGCGATCAGCTGCCGCACGGATTTGGCCTCTTCGCCAAATTGCAGAGAGCCAATCAGCTTTTTGGCGATCTGCGGTGTCGTCTCGCCCGACAGGAGCCCCGTCCGTACCGTTTGACTGAATCTCTCGGCCTGATCTACCGCCAGGCCCCGGAAGGCCTTCTCGACGGTTTTTCCGTTGGGCAGCGTGATGGTGGTGCCCTGTGATGCAGTCAGGCTGAATGTTTGCGGCGCGCCCTGGACTGCAGCCACCAAATCGTCACTCAGTGTCACCACATTGATCTGCGTTGGATCCGTAGTGACCACAGACTCTGCGAATTGCGGGCTGATCTCTACCGTGTTGACCAGTCTGCGCGCATCTTTGGGCAGAGCTTTGCGCAGCTGCTCAGCTACGAACTCAGACTGCAACTCGGCCAACCCCTGCAACTCGCTGGTGGCCAACTCTGTGCTGTCACCTGCCCATGTCCCTAGGCTCTCTTTGAGCTGTTGCAAGATTCCACGCAGTCTTGCCGCCTTATTCGGTGCCGACAGCTCATCGATAGTGCGCAGCTGATCTACGGCATTGATGATCATGTCGTTGTAGGTGTTGATGATGCGCCTGGCCACGCTGTTGCTGTAGCGATTTAGATCGATCGCGTTCCGATACAGCGCTGCCGGTACAACCATCAATCAAGCCCAAACTCTGCAGGATCTAAATCACACATCACGGTCACATCAGCGCCGCATTGGATGGCTTGGGTGACTGCGGCCACAAAAGCTTCATAGCTGTTGTTGGTCCGCTCAACGATTTGAAATTCATCTACTTCCTGGGGCCTGCCCTCTTTAAACCAGCTGAGCCGCACCACAGCGAAAATGTGATCAGGCAATGGTTTGCGGCTGTATCCCAGCGTCTGGCGCCGTGGTGGTCGCGGCTCCAGAGGATCTGTGACGTCCACAATATGGTCTGTCATCACTCTTCGATCGGCGGCATCTCTTCTTCGATGCTTGGCGGCTCAACCGCTGGGCCCTCCATCTCGATCAGGCCGCCCGACTGGGTGGCCATGATCTCTTCATCGGTGTCGAAATCATCGCCCAACACTTCGCCCTGTGCGAGCTGATCGAGCAGCGTCTTTTGGGTGATCGTGCCTGCGGTGTAAAGCTGCAGTAGTGCCAGTTGCTCTGCGGGGTCAAGCTTGGTGCCCACAAAATCGCGGTTGACAAGACAGCTGCCAGCCTGCGTGATGTTCAAGTAATCGGCATGGAATTGCAAGCAGTTGTCGATCATGTCTTGCACCTGCTGAGCGATCACCATCATGGTGCTGTCGCCTTGGCTCCGGTCGATCCGCTTGGCTTCTGCGGTCTCTGCAGCGAGCTTTTGGCCAAGCACTGCAGACAAGCCCAGCTCGTTGATCTGCTTTTCAAGCTGCTCCATACGGCGGAACTGGGAATCGAAGCTCGACCCACCGGGCTCGATGTATTCGGCGCGCCCCTCTGCTGGGAATGCGATCGCCTCGCCAGGCCCCGCTGATACCTCCTCAGCTGCAGATGGGAATCCGAAAAATGCCAACATCGGCACTGCCGAAATGTGCAGCTGGTTGTCGAGATCGCTCTGCACCTGATACATCTTCAGGTTGAGCTCTGCAATGTCCTCGAGCGGCGGCCTCGAGTCCATGAACCCAACGCGGTTGGCGTATGCCACTGTGAATGGGATCTCAGGCAGACTAGTGCCGCCCTGCTCGGTGCGTGCCCACTCAGATTTCTCGTTGCGCTGCCAGATCTCGTATTCGCCAGGCTTGAGCACGCGTACCTGATCCACCTGCTTCTCGCCCCACTCGCCATCGGGCAGAATCACAGATTCGCGCAGACGTAGCTGGGTCAGGCGCTGCGAGCCATTGGCCTGCTCAGTGCGCCACCCGAGGATGTCCCGCGGCGTGTAGGTCACCCAATAGGGACGACCCTCACCACCCTGTGGCGCGTCCACTAATACACCCACATGTCCGTACCTGACCAACTTGCGGGCCGTTTCGTAGGTCCACACATTTAGGTCGTGGCCCTGCAAGTCAACATCAAACAAATGCTCGCGCACGACATCATCGACATTTTCGAGCCGCACAGGCTTGCGGGTGAGCATGCCTGCAAGCATCCGCTCGAGCCGCTGGTAATACGGCGGGCACACGCTGCGTGCCAGGCGGTTGTCGTAGCTTTCGTCGAGTTCCCTGGGCTCTTGGGGAAGATATCTACGATGCTTCCTGCGCATGCCGTAGGTGCCCTGCATCAGGTCCTCAATCAGCACCCAATGTGGCTCTTGAGCAGCCCAGGTTGAGTTCGTGTCCCCGACATTCGCGACCCTGCTGAACACGGCACGGTCGTAGAACCTGTATCCGGTGTAAGTCATCCGTCGCGGCTGGGCTTTCTGCGATTCTACGTGAAATCAGTAAAGCCTGATTCCGGTGCCGCGTCCGGCATTTGCGTGGAGTGGGTTGAATTCGCGCCAGACCAGGTATCCCAGCGCGTCATTCATGTGGTCGAATCCGGCGTCCTTATCAGGCTCGCCTTTATCTGTGTAGCTCTGCAGCTCCAAAGATTCGATCAACCGAACACACTTATTGAGAATTTGGATCCTTGTTTCTCCACGCCCATTCTCCAAAAGAGCCTGAACAGCAGCCACCCGATCGCGTATGGGGGGATTGCTTCGTGGGGATTGATTCTTAAACCCGTAAGACTCAAGGATCGCGATGTCCGTTTGCGTGGCATTGGTGCTGCGATTTCCACCCGAAGCATCTGGGTACATGTAGACCGGATGCGCAGGATATCTGGCCCGGATCTCCTTGGCAATTGCGTCGGTGTCATGTGCCCCGCTGACTTCATCGACGACAAGCAGCTCATTGCCACGGCGCACGGCAATAACGGCTGACATATTGCCCACGTTGAAGTCGATGCCTACGCGCAGTGGTTCCACAGCTGCGCTGTCATACGGCGTCTGGGTGACATGCTTGGCCCGGTTGAACCGGTCATAGACCTGCCCTGTGTTGAGATTGACGAATTGGCCGTCGAGGTACGCCCGAATCAGCTGTTCGGGGTAATTGGCCATCAAAGAGTCGATGAACCCCTCTGGCAGATGTGGGTTGTCCTGGGTGCGCGCCCGTATCAGGTGCCTGTCTGGTGCGGTGTTCTTCTCGAATGTCTCCCAGGCCCACCCGAAACCCTCTGGCGTGGTTGCTACATAGAATTGCTGCACATTGCCCGAGCGCAGACGGGCAAGTGCCATCCGGGCCGCCTGCTCGGCAACGCGGCGGTTGGCCGTGTCTACCTCGTCAAAGCCGATCGCACACAGGTTCTGGCCCCTAATGCGGTTCCAGGTCTCCATGGTCCGCAGCAGGATCGTGTGATCACCCTCGCGGAAGTGCAGCACGTATTCGGGCAACGGGCTGACCCTGAAATCGAATGGCAAGCCAAGCCACTCGAGCATGTCGTCCAAAGAGCGCATCAGGATGTCGCGCAGCATCGGCGCAACAGGCTCAAACAGGGCTGACACGTAGCCGATGTTGGCCGCGGCGATATTGATTGCTTTTGCGCACAGGCCATACGTTTTGCCTGCGCCAAATCCACTGACCAGCCCGAGGATCCGGTGATCAGTGTTGCTGCAAAACTGCGCCTGATGCGGCAGCAGTGTGCCGTTGAGCTTATCGAGGATCTCAGCTGAGCTTGGCCCGCTGTGACTGGGCCCGGCGAGGATACTGCCACCGGCGACACAATCCAGGATGCCGGGCATTGTGCTCTGCGCTGTAATGGCTGTGATCTTAATTTAGGATCATGTCTGACATGTCTGATGTGAAAGAATTCATCGACATGGCAGCGCGGTATCCGCTGTTGACCCAGCAGCAAGAGATCGAGCTTGGGCGG